ATCGGAAGTGCGAGGCGACGAAGCGCGATGGACTGCCCTGCGGCATGCTGGCGTTTAAGGGCATGAAGGTTTGCGGAGCGCATGGAGGGTTCAAGCAATGGGCGCGAGAGGGCAGGCTGCTAAAGACCGGAAGGTCGGCCGCAAGAGCGGCGGAATATCGCGCGGCAATGGTCGAGGGCCGATCGCCCGTCATACCATTGGAGCTGACAAGGTTGCCGACGTACCTGAAGGCGGACGGCTGGACGAGAATGAAATTGGCGAAGGCTTGGATCAGCGGACCAGCGGTTTACGTGAGCCTAATTCGTCAATTGAATCAAAGAGAAGCAAAATCTATGAACGTTTGCGCTTGAAGGCAGAGGCTGCGCTTGAGCTTCTGATTACCGCAAATGGCGTGCCTGCCAACGTCCGCGCCTCGGCCGTGCGGACCGCTCTCGAGCTCGTCGGGGCGATTGGTGCCCGGTCGAAAGACCAACGAGATCAAGAGGATGCAGCCACCGACCTGGACCCCGAGCGTTTGTCGGTCGAAGACATCGACAGGGAGATCGCCAGGCTGGGCCGGGTCTGACCAGGCGGGTGGGATGGGTGGATAGGCCAGAGGTGGGCTGTGGTGTATCAACCATTTCAATCACATAGCTGCGATGTTGACGCCATGGCCACTGGCGTCTCACGCTCACAAAGCCGCAATTGCCCCTCCGGCCCTCCCCGGTCGACTGCTCCCGCCAGTGCCTGGCTCGCCCACCAAAATTTCGCCCCGCGCCAAAATCGACTGGCGCAGGAGAATCGACCGGCGCAGGATAGCCCCCAGACGGCCCCGGGAAGCTCAAGGGCGGATTTCCCTGTTCGGCGGCCTCCACCGGGCCTCCAACCCTGTTCCTGGCCATGCTGTAGCCGCGCCAGGGCGTGCTGCGGGTGCTGCTCCCGATGATCGCCTCCGGCCGGCATGACAGAGGCTGGCCCAGGTTCAGTCTCACCGTCCAGACCGCCTCCAGCCCGCAAACCCACAGGATTTACGTGCGCTGCCAGGGCCAGATCGACACCCATGACGCGCGCGGGTCTGAATGGGAGGGCGTGCAGTATCGGCCTCTCAAACCTGCAGCGAAGCGCTGCTGTTCACGGAACGTCCCGCGCACCCGCCCGTGAGCCAGCGTCGGCGAAGCCGGCTTCCGTGAGCCGAGCGATCGTCCGGTAGATCTCGAGTTCGGTCAGTTCGTCGCGCCACGCCCTGTCGGACATGCAGTGCGTCAGCATGCCGTTCTGCGCCCACCGCACGTCGCCTTCGGCCGCGGCGACCAGCATCGGCCACAGGGTTTTGCAGTCCCGCCGGCGCTGCCGGAGACGCCACCAGCCCCGAAGCCATGCCCATGCCGCCATTTGCGCATGCCCGTGTTTGTCGTTAATGCTCCCCCGCGGCCCAACCCCAGACGCTGCCAATGCCGTCGATCGCGCGCCCGCAGAAGGTTTACGATTTCACGGCTCACGCCCGCCGGCAACCCACCGCGCCCCCGCCCGGCGACCGCATCGACGCGCAGCTTGAGAACCATGCCGACGCCATCACGGCGGTGCAGCTCGCGGTCGAGCGCCTCCAGGCTGCAGAAACCAAACCGATCGACGTCGAGGCCCCGACAAAGGCCCTGATCGCCCGAGCCGAACGCGCCGTCGAGGAGATCCAGCGCCAGGCGGGCTATGCCGCCGCCCTCTCGGACCAGGCGCAACGTGAGCTCAAGCGTGTGTGGGCCGAGGCCGACCGCGCTCGGGACGCCGCCGACAGAGCGGAAGCGCGTCTGTCGGCGGCGGTGCTCGAAGCGCAATCGAGCGGCCCCGACATGCGCAACGCGCCAGCGCCGGCCTTCTCGCCTGGCCAGGCGATGCCGAGCTTGGGTTATGGGGCCGGCGGTTTCTACGCCGGCGACGACGCCGGGGCGGCTGCGGTCAGCGCCGACTACGCCCAAGTCGCGATCGAGTGGGCCGAGCACCTGCCCGACACTATTCCTCCGAACATCCTGGCCATCAACGCCATCAGCGGTCAGCACTGGTCGTCCAGGTGGTGGGCGATGCGCTCCGCGTCAGCATTCGGCATGCTGGCGTGGTGGTACATGGGCGCGTGGCCAGGGCCGCCGCCGAGCACCCCGCTCACTCCGACCGGCCAGCCGATCCCGCCGGGCGCAATGTATTTCGACCAGACCCTCGGGGTCATGCTGGTGTGGAACGGCTCGAGCTGGGTTCCCCTGGCGCAAGGGCCGGCCAAGGCGACCACCAGCAGCTTGTATTACCTCAGCGTCGCCGGCCAGACGATTTTTCCCCTGACCACAGCCGATCGGTTCGGCCAAGTCTTCGCCTTCAACCAGACGGCGACCGAAGGCTTGCACGGCCTCGTCAATGGCGTCCGGCTTGAGCCGACGGTCGATTTCACGATCGACACCGTCGCTTCGAGCGTCACGTTTCTCAGGCCCCTGGCCGCCGGCGCGATCGTCACTTTCGACATTCTGACGCCGACGACGCAGCTCACCCCGTCCGGCACCGTCAACACCGTCCTTGTCAGCCCGATCACGCCTGACGGCGTCAAGACAACCTTCACCGGCCTGACGGTCGCCTCGAACGGCCATCCCGTCAATGTCGCCAAGAACGAGGAGCTGCTGGTCAGCGTCGACGGCGTGCAGCAAGCGCCAGGCAGCGCCTACAACGCCAGCGGCGCGCAGATCGCGTTCAGTGAAGCGCCCCTGGCCACCGCCCTGATTTTCATCGTCTGGTTTGGGCCGCCGAACCCATGACCAAGGCCTTTGACCTCGCCTTGTTCGTGCCGGCTCCGGCCAATCCCGGCGACGGCGTCGTCGTCGACGTCCTCGGGCCGCCGTTCACCACCAAATTCGCCCCCCTGGTCACCGGCTCCGGCCCCGGAATTGTCATCGGCGGCTCGATGCCGAAAGCGACGGCGCAGAATCAGATCCTGATCTCGGGGCCGGGGCCGAACTTTTCCTGGGCGCTCGGGACCAACCCCGCCGCGGCGGCGAGCGTGCCGCCGGCGACCGCCAATCAGCAGATGCTGATGAGCAACGCCAGCCTGCAATGGGTCGACACCACCATCGGGGCGGTGATGGCGCTCGGCAATGCCGTCACCACCACTCTCGGCGGCGTGTTCTCCGCCAGCGCCAAATTGACCTTCACCCCGACTGCGACCCCCGCCGTCTGCATCGACGGCGGCGATCCGACGCTGTCGATTCTCGACAACTTCACTCTCGATGCTGGGACGTTCTGAACACCCTGCGTAGACACGCATTCAAGGGAAGCTAGACAGCTATGACGAACCGCCCGCAGATCCTGCGCTCCTCGACCCCAGGCCAGATTCCGGCCGCCGCCACACGCTTGCCGGGCGAATTGTGGACCACCTTCCCCGACCTGCAGCTCGGCGTCATCGATGCCTCGCGGAACGCGCAGAAGCTGATCGCGGTCCGGTTCTTCTCGACGCTTGCGAACTACGTCGCCGGCGACTTCGTCATCCAGGCCGGCGTGCTTTATTTCGCCAAAGCCGCCATCACCGCCGGCGCGTTCAACGCCACCCAATGGAGCCAGGTGGCGGCGCTGACCGACATCCCGGCGCTTTACGTGCTGCCGACCGCGAGCACGACAGTGCTGGGCGGCGTCAAAATTGACGGCGTGACGATCACCATCAATTCCGGCGTGATCTCTTCCGCGGGCCTGGTCACGGTCAGCGCAACGCCGCCGAGTTCGGTGCAGAACGGCGCGCTGTGGTACGACCTCGCAGGGGGCCAGCTCTACGCCTGGGTCAACGACGGCACGTCGAGCCAGTGGGTGGTCGCCGTCAACCAGAGCTTGGGCGGCGTCTATCTGCCGCTCAACGGCGGAACCCTGACCGGACCGCTCACCCTCGCTGCCGACCCCGTCAATCCGCTCGAGGCGACGACCAAACAATATGCCGACACCAAGCTTCCTCTTGCGGGCGGAACTCTGACCGGACCGATCACGCCCGCCGGGATTGTCGGCGTCACCAACGGCTCCAACGCGGCGGCGGGGCAAATCGGAGAAGTGATCCAGTCGGTCGTCGCCAACACCAGCGCCAGCCTCGGAAACAACGCTCTTTATGGCCTGACTGCGATCGGACTCACGGCGGGCGATCGGGATGTCTACGGGACGGTCCAGTATCTTCCATCCGCTGGGGCGACGCTCAACGCCCTCAACGCCGGGATCAGCAACAGCAACGCCGCGATCGGGGCGGGCGGCAGCTCGGTCAACAGCTATGTCACGCCCCCGGCGGGCTTTGGCTTCAACATCGCTTGCGCTCCTTGTCGCGTAAACATCAGCGCGACGACCCAATATTTCTTGATGGCGCTCGCCGGCTTTTCCGGTGGGACATGCACGGCGGGCGGGACCATCCGCGCAAGGAGGATGCGCTGATGGCGATCGATTTTCCCTCTTCTCCCACGGTCGGCCAGAGCGTCACCATCGGCGGCGTCACCTGGACCTGGGACGGCGTCAAATGGACGGCGGCCGGCACCGGCGTCGGCGTCTACCTGCCCCTGACCGGCGGGACGATGACCGGCGACCTGATCCTCAATCGTGACCCGCAAGTCGCGTTGGGCGCAGCGACCAAGCAGAGCGTCGACGCGCGCGGCGCGGGCGACAACCGCATCATCAACGGCGACATGCGGATTGACCAGCGCAACAACGGCGCGAGCGGGACGGCGGGCGGCTACACGGTTGATCGTTGGCAATACGCTGCGAGCGTAGCCGCCAAGGGAACGTGGCAACGCATCACTGCGCCAGCCGTCAGCGGGCTTTCGGCGCTTGGCTTCGGTTACGACCTGAGTTTCACGTCATCGTCGGCCTATGCGCTTCTTGCAGGTGATTATTTCACCTTCACCCAACTCATTGAAGCCGACATGATTTCGGACTTCGCGTGGGGAACGAATGGCGCGCAGCCGGTCACATTGTCGTTCTGGGCGATGTCAAGTTTGACTGGGACGTTCGGCGGCGCGCTGCGTAATGTTCCTGTCACCCGTTGTTATCCGTTCAGCTATTCGATCCCCGTTGCGAACATCTGGACAAAGATCGTTATCACGATCCCCGGCGACACCGCTGGAACATGGGTGATGAACGGCAACGCTCAAGGAGTGAGCCTTAACTTTGGTCTTGGCGTCGGCTCGACTATCAGCGCTCCGGCGGGAGCATGGGTGTCTGGCAACTATCTTAGCGCCAACGGCGCGGTAAGCGTCGTCGGAACCAACGGCGCGACCTTCTTTCTGACCGGCGTCAAGCTGGAGATCGGCTCGGTCGCAACGCCGTTCAATCGTCAGTCGCTGGCCAAGAGCATGGCGGATTGCCAGCGGTATTATCAGATTGGGCAATTGTTTCACCGCGCTTCTGCCGGGGCCGGTGCTGGCTTTTCGACTGCCTCGCTTCGTCCTGTCGCCATGCGGGCCAACGCCACAATGGCGATCACGACGAACACAAGTATTAATATCACTGGATTTGCCCTCGCCGACAACGGGTTCTCCTTTAACGGGAGCGGGGCTGCCATCGCCGCTGGCGACACGTTGATCAATGTCGTCTTTTCGGCTTCGGCGGAGCTTTAATCATGACCTATACGCAAGTTTGGGATCACTCGCGCAACCAACCCAGCGACAGCATGATCCTGCGCGACGAGGATGGCGCGTTCATTCCGTTCGATCCCGACAACATCGACTATCAGGAATACTTGACGTGGCTCGACGAGGGCAACGAGCCGGCGCTCGCCGCGTCGCCGCCTATAGCGAAGTCGCGGTGAGGCGGGGCATGATCATGGTTGCGCTCGCGCTTGGCGGTTGCTCGTGGCAGGGCAGTCTCGGTCCAGGGCCGACGATCATCGCCGCGCCGCCGCCAGGCGAGAAGATCATCGCCACGCCAGCGGGCATTGTTGAGGAGCCCGACACGCCGGCGATCGAGACAGTCGAGCGCGGCCTGGTGCAAGCGCAGACGGTGCGCAGCATGGTGAGGAGTCTATCGCGATGACCATGAACGCCAAAGAGCTGACCTTCGCCAAGGGCAAGACCCGCGGGACTTTGCGCGCGCAGAGGCCGCGCCTGGTTGCTGATGCGAAGAAGTACAAGGCTCAGACGACGCCCCCAACCAATGTCGACGTGCCAGTGGTCACCGGGACGCCAACGGTCGGTCATACGCTGACCTGCACGATGGGCAATTGGAACGGGACGCCGGTCGCTTACGGCGCGAAATGGTTGCGTGACGCGGCGGTGATCCCCGGCGCGACCTTCGCCAAATATCTTCTCGTCGCGGCCGACAGCGGACATATGCTGGCTTGCCAGGTCACCGCCTTTACCGGCGGCGGCCAAGCGTCGGTCACCTCGAGCGGAACCGCAGTGACCTGATGGCGACGTTTATCTGGCCGCCGGAAGTGCAGTGGCCGCCGCCGGCGCACATCCTGTTGAACTACGACGTCGTCGCTCCTGGCGGCGCGGTGCTCTCGCTCCGTCGAGCGAGTGAGATGGAGGAAATACGCATGCAGCCTTTTCTCGCGATGATTACCCCGCTCAGTAGCGGCGGACAGCCTGACCAGGGTCTGCCTGGCCAGCCCAACTATCCCGATCAGGGTTTGCCTGGTCAGCCGCCGGGCATCTGGCCGAGCCCCGGTTACCCAGCGCACCCGATCGCGCCCGGTCGGCCGCCAGGGATTTGGGGCGGCCCGCCAACTTACCCCGATCAGGGTTTGCCTGGCTGGCAACCTCGCCCTTCGCATCCGATCGCGCCAGGCGGACGACCGCCTGGAATCTGGGGCGGCCCGCCGAGCTACCCCGACCAGGGGCTCCCGCCGATCTATCATCCCGGTCACCCTGACCATGGCTTGCCAAGCCAGCCCGGCGTCTGGCCGAGCCCCGGTCATCCTGATCAAGGCTTGCCGCCGAGCGGCCTGCAGCCGCCGGCCGGCGGTCAACCGGTGCCGCCGGATCAGATCGCCATGCCTGACCCGCCGGAGGATCTGGCTGACGACGTGCTCATCTCGATCTACAAGCCCGGCCAAGGCTGGACGACGACATCTTATGACGTGCCAGGCACTGGCAGAAGCACGAAGTAAGCGCGCGCGTTTGGTGTAGTGTGTAGGGCCGCATCGATGGCGATGCGGCCAACTCCAAGGAGGAAAGACCCATGGCCAGCCAACCGCAGCCGCCGGCCCCGCCGCAGCATCGGCAGTCGCATGCGCAGGAGCCCAGCCCCGAACAGAAAACCGGGCCGGCTCCCGAACCGCGCGAGCCGCAGAAATATGACCGCCCGCTGCCGCAGCCCGGCGACAAGGATTACGTTGTCGGCCAGCCGATCGATGACGCGGAGGCGGACAAGGTCGAGAAGGAGCAGCACGAGCGCTTCGTCGCCGCGCAAAAGGACAAGAGCCATGAAAAAGATTGATCCGAGAAGCCCCGGCGCGTCGAGCGCCGGCGACGACCATTGCGATCCGCACGGCCATGGCGTCGGTTCGGACAGCAGCGGCGGTCATGTCGGCATGGGCCGCGATGACGGCGGCAATTTCTCCAACAGCTCGTTTTCGCGCGGCGGCGTCAGCGAAGATGGCGACGCGATGGTGGCGAAGTACCGGCCTGGTCGAGGCGGAGGCGGAGGCGGCGGCTCCTCAGACGCCATCCCGTCCGGCTCCGAGCTGAACGAGGACGGCGACGGCTACGCTTGAACAACGCCGATCGCCGGCTCCTGCTTCTCGACCGGAAGAAGGAGATCCTTAAATCGCGCGCCAGCCTGATCCCGTTCGCGCGCTACATGAGCCCCGACCCGGACAACCGGGTCGATGTTTTGCGCTCGTCGTATGAGGTTGCGCGCCACCACCGGGTGATCGGCGCGGCGCTTGAAGAAGTCGAGGCTGGGCGGATCAAGCGGTTGATGATCTCATGCCCGCCGCGCCACGGCAAGACCAAGCTCGCCTCGATGCTGTTTCCGGCCTGGGCGGTCGGCCGCAACCCGCGCAAGTCGATCGTGTTCGCGACCTACAACGACAAGTTTGCCCAGGACATCGGCGGCGTCGTCAAGACGACGATGCAGTCGCCGCTTTACCGCCACGTCTTTCCAAAACTCGAGCTGCGCTACGGCGGCGCGGCCAACGATCGCTTGCGCATCGTTAATGGCGGCGATCTGTTCTTTGTCGGCGTCGGCGGCACGCTGACCGGCCGCGGCGGCGACATCAACATTCTCGACGATCCGGTCAAGAATCGCAAAGAGGCTGACTCGCCGATCGTGCGCGAGGGGCTGTGGAACTGGTACAACAACGTTCTGCGCTACCGCATGATGACCCAGGACGCCGCCTTGGTGATCATCGCCACGCGTTGGAACGAAGACGACATCATCGGCCGCCACGTCGACCCGACCAATCCCTATTACAACGAGGAAGAGGCGGCGACCTGGTCGATCATCAATCTGCCGGCGCTCGCCGAAGAGGACGACCCGCTTGGCCGGCGGATTGACCAGCCGTTGTGGCCCAGCCGTTTTGGCACGCAGTTTCTGCTCGATCAGCGTCGCGCCGACGCGCGCGGCTTCACCGCGCTCTACCAGGGCCGGCCGACGCCGGCGGAAGGATCGTTCTTCAAGAGCGACCACATTCGCATCTACAACAAGATGTCCGACCTGCCGCACCCGGATTCGCTGCGCTATTACGGAGCCAGCGACCTGGCCGTTTCCACAGGCCAGGAGAACGACAAGACGTGCCACATGGTCGTCGGCGTCGACCAGAACGACAACATCTGGGTCATGCCTGACATCGTGTGGGCGCGCCTGTCGAGCGACGTCTCGATCGAGGCGGTGATCAACCTGATGGCGAAATATCGGCCGATGCTGTGGTGGGGCGAGAAAGGGTCGATCTCGAAGTCGATCGGACCGTTTCTGCGCAAGCGCATGCTGGAGAAGCGGGTGTTCTGCTCGATCGACGAGATCGCGCCGATCGCCGACAAGCAGGCCCGCGCGCAATC